AGTCACTCGTGCGTAAGGTCTACCTTACCTAGAATACGTGTTCTCGTACTCTACACTGATCTTTATCCATCTAGTGTCTTCCCACCGTCATGTACAACGGTGAGGCTTCTACCAGCTCTATCGCCTGGTAGTTTGCTTGCATAAATGTTCTATGCAAGACGCGGCGCGTTGTGGGCGCGCTCACGATTTTCTTCGCTACTATTGAACTCAGTAGCGGTGCGAATTTTGGGTTTATCTGATGTGATTCTGTTCCTGATAATTCCCCAAATAAAAAATCTATTGCCATCGTCCTATGCATTCCATATCTTCGCTCTAACTGTCTGACTGCTGGCATAAATCCTAAATCCACCTTTGTTATTTCTTCCGATATATTCATTTTTCGCACTTGTGAGAATTTACTTATTCGTTGAAATTGTGGCTGTAGATCTCTATATATTCCGTATCCTGGGATTGTTTCTTTTACGAAGAGCTCCATTTGTTCCGGAGTCGACGGCATTATTATATCTGCTTTTCCGATTATTTCTGAATCTATTCTTTCAGTAATCACATGTGCTTTCTTGAGCTGTGATCTCAGCTCCTTTCGCACTGGTGCAATCACCTGCGGAACATCATCTAGCTGTGCTCGGTCTCGCATTGATATCTGTTGTAATGCTTTCAGTTCTTGTATCGTCGGTTCAAATTCTTCGTACTGCTCATAATATCGCACATACGTTTCTAGAGGCACGTCGAAAGTTACTTTTTCAAACTCTTGTTCTTTATATTTTTCTAGTCCTTTTATTCGTGCTATCCGTCCCCTATTTCTATATATTCCTGGTCCGCCGTATATTTTGGGAGTTTCTAACAATATATATGTCATTCGTCTTCGCCTACTCCACTCTATTGCCATTTCATGTCTTAATTCTGGCATTTCCAGTCCTGTCCTCCGAACCACGATATTTAATGCGTCTATTGCGTGCTTTATATCTCCGTATAACATATCTGTTGGTTCGTTTCCCCATGGCTTTCTTTGTACTATCCCTGGCAATGCTCGTGATGCATATCCGTAGTTCCGGTTCTTATCTGACCATATCCTCAGAAATTCTGTGTTTTCATACAATACTCCAAACTTCGCCGGATTGCCTTTTGCATTTATTGACTTGTAGCCGAGATATACCGCTGCACATGTATAATATGTTTCTGCTATCAGCGCTGAGTCATCTCCTCGTATCATTGAGTCATCCACTTTGAACGACATCTTTTCTATTATCTGTTTTACTATTCGTGTTATGACTGCATTCCACAGATTTCCCAATGCTGATGTTGCTCGTACCCCCGATTGTACTCCATCTATTACTTTTTCATTATGATATTGTCCCTGTGGATCTGTCCACTGAGCTTGTGAACTCCGCGTTGATAACTCAAACATCTCGATTGCCCACTTCAAGTCCGAGTTGTTTGGTGAATTGAAATCCGCTTTCTCGCATAAATGCATGACTATCGACAATACTTCAAAATTTTGTGGTTGATGATCATATTTATCAAAGTCCCACGGTAGTGAATATTTTTTTGCTAACTGTTTCACTGTCTTCCATAATCTTGCGATTTCCTCCGGTCCTGTCTCCTCCAAACTATTCCATGGTGCTTGTGTGTATGCGTGATTTATGTAATAAAATACGTAGCTTTGAATAAAATAGTTCCATACATCTCCTGTCACTGCTATCCGCAATTTCCCTAATTCTGCTTTTACAAATGGTTTCTGTATTGCCTTTCCGCCTGCTTCCTTACACATATCTACTATTTCCTCTGCTGTATATATATCTAACAAGAAGTTTTTCCGTGCTTTAAATGTTTCTGTTTCTGCCATTACTGTAAATTTGACTTTTCCTACGCTACTTGCTCCCGCGGTTGATGCTTTTTCTGACTGTATGTACTCTAAAAAAGTCATTGGTTCGACTGGTTCTGGCGTAAATTGTTTAAATTCTTCATATACCGCCTGGTCCCATACCTGCTTCCAATTTTCTGCTCCATGCGGCTCTCCTGCGTCTACCAATTCCATTGCTTTTTCATTAAAAT